TTTATTTTCTTTTCTAAATTTATTCTGTAATTGTTCAAGTTGCCACTTAGAAAGTAGTTGCATCTAAGACATTGACCATGTACATTGTCTTCATCAAATCTTAGTGCTGAATAATGACCACCAGAATAAAAGTGTCCAGCCTGTAATGTTGTATATTGCCCACAACTTATGCATGGTTTATCTTTGTCTCTTTCTCTAATAAACTTGTGGAATACTTTTACAAGTTTGTCTTTTAATTGCTTCGTGTTTTTGTTATTCATTCTTTTGTTCATAATTTAGTTTAAAACAGTTAGACATGAAAGCTAGCATCTATATAAGAGATAGGACATTTAAGTGGGATAGATTTAGTTTGATTGAGAAAATAGAAAAATACAAATAATGAGTGAATTAAAATTTAAAGTAATAAAAATGGAACAATTAAAATGGGAAACGAAAAAGGTAAAAGTTAAAGACCTTATTCAATTGGATATAAACCCGAGAAAAATATCCGAAGACAAAAAACAGAAACTTGTGGAAAGTTTAGAAAAATTTAACTTGGTAGAGATACCTGCGGTTAATACTGACCTTCAAATTATTGGAGGCAACCAACGTGTGACAGCATTGTTGCTTGTTGGAAGAGGAGATGAAGAGATTGATGTAAGATTTCCGAACAGAAAACTTACAAAAAAAGAAGTAAAAGAATATGCAATCATCAGCAACACTCACGCTGGAGAGTTTGATTTTGAAATACTTGATTTAGAATTTGCAGACATTTCAATTGAAGAACTTGGATTTGAAATTGAAGGATGGGATGATTGGAAAAATAAACAAGACACTTTATTGGCAGGAGAAGCACAAGAGGATGATTTTGATGTGCCTGTTGGTGGTTCTGAAACGGATATTGTTTTAGGCGACCTATTTGAGATTGGAGGGCATAGATTGCTATGTGGCGACAGCACTGACAGTGATAGCGTGGCAAAGTTGATGAATGGAGAAAAAGCGGATATGGTGTTTACTGACCCGCCGTATGGAGTTGATTACAAAGGCGGTCACAATGAAAAGAAAAGAAAAGGCATAGAAAATGATGCATTGCAAAATGACAATCTAACAGATTTATTTTACAATAGTTTATTAAATGCTGATTTATTTACAAGAGATTATGCAGCCTTTTATATATGGTATTCAAACAGTAAGGCTGTTGAAACTTTTAAATCTTTTGCTAAATTAAATTTAGAAATACGTAATGTTTTAATATGGTATAAAATAAAAAGTGGTTTTGCTGCTTTTATGGCTCAATATATACAAAATTACGAACCTGTTATATATGCTTTTAAAAAGGGTAAAAGTCCGCAGTGGTTTGGGGCATCCACCGAAAAAACGGTTTGGGAATTAAAAAAAGACAATATAAACGAATACCACCCAACTCAAAAACCAATTGAACTTCCAGAGAAAGCATTAATAAATAGTTCAAAAATTGACGATATAATTTTAGATTTATTTCTCGGTTCGGGTTCAACAATGGTAGCTTCACACCAACTCAACCGCAAATGTTACGGGATGGAACTTGATCCCAAATACTGCCAAGTTATTATTGACAGAATGATTAAATTAAACCCAAGTATAAAAATAACTAAAAACGGAAAAGAATGGAATACAACGAAGATTTCTTAAAAAAAATGGTGCAAGTAAGAACGACAACAACTGCGTCAAGATACTTGCAGAGAAATTCATTGACAAGGATAAGCCCAGAATCGAGTTTACGCTGAAACCGATATAGTATTTTTTTATTCAAAATACACACTTAGAGTTTATTATTTTATCTCTAAGTGTGTTTTTTTTATTAAATTTGACGGTAAAACACACCAAAAAGATGATTTTCAATTACTCGGAACATATCAGAATCAGTTTGAAGCATGTGGTAGAACAGTTCCACCGTTGATGATGTATGAGATAGCGAAAACGATTAACGAAACGATTCTGAATTAAAAATAGTACAAAAAGTACAAAATGTCATATTCCAAAAAGCAAAAGCAAAAATTCTTAGAAGTATTAAGGTCGAAAAACTTTAATGTTTCAAAAGCATGCAAAGATTTTAAAGGAATGAGCCGAAATACATACAAACTTTGGCTGCAAGAGGAATGGTTTAAGAAAGAAATAGACGACATGCTCGAAGAGGAAATAGACGAATCTGAAGAGGTACATCGAATTTTAAGAAAAGGAATACCGAAAGTAGAAAACAAAAGACTTGTTGGGTGGGAACAGAAGCCAGATAGAAAAGCCATTGAGTTCTTTTTAAGCACAAAAGCGAAAGAACGCGGTTATGTCAAAAGAATTGAGCAGACAGGAAAAGATGGAAAACCGTTGGTGCCAAATAAATTTAAAGTAATAATTAAGAAAAAAGATTGATTGGAATAAATGACATATCAGCACCTGAAGTGGAGGTAGAAATAGATGAAGATTTATTTTTAGCAAGTTACAAGCATTTGCTTGAGCCAAACAATATTGATATTGAATTTGTTTGGGGTGGTCGTGATAGCGGAAAAACACATGCAGTTGCACAATTACTTATTAAATCATGCCTGGAGTTAGATTACTTCAGATGTATAATGATTAAAAAAACACATGAATCTATCAAAGACAGTCAATGGCAGACATTAAAAGATATTATTGAAGATTGGCAGCTTGAAGAATATTTCACATTTAGAAGCAGTCCACTTGAAATTGAGTGTGTGAACGGTAATAAATTTATAGCGCGTGGTTGCGACAATCCAGCTAAAATGAAATCAATTAGAAATCCATCGCATGCATGGTATGAAGAGGGTGATCAACTTACATTACAGGATTTCTCAACTATTTTAACAACACTAAGAAGCAATCACGGAAAAGTTAAACAGTATTTTGTTTTTAATCCGGAACTACCCAAAGGAATAATAGATAAAAAAGATTTCTGGTTATACAAAAATTGGTTCGCGCACACCAGCGAAAAGAATTTTACTACCGCTAAAACACTTACATACAAGCAGAGAGAAATATCTATACACTATCGTTCTACTCATACTACTTATAAAGACAATACATACTGCACAGACGAACGTATCGTTTACCACGAATCTTTAAAAGATGAAAATCCATCAAAATATCTGCCATATACATTAGGCGAATGGGGAACGTATTCAAATGAAATGCCATTTTTCTACTCATACAGCCATTCTAAGCATTATTCTTTCGGTAAATATGAACTAAGTAAGGATTACACACTTGACATAGGATTTGACTTTAATATTGCGCCATGCTGTGCAGTAATTGGACAGCATAACAGACATAAGTTAACATGGAATGTGTTTGATGTAATTATTGCTGATCCTACTAACAAGTATCATTTATCGCCATTGGCTGCTGTTTGTGCGGAAATAAGAGAAAAATACATAGATACTAGACTAATTTCTGCTTATAGAATTAGAGTAACTGGCGATGCAAGTGGTAAGCATGGTAGCGCAGATAGACAAGAAGCGCAAACATTTTATCATACAATCATGCGCTCATTGAAATTAAATGAAGGTCAATTTGAAATTAGAAATGCTAACATAGCGCATGTAATGAGCGGCGACATGATTAACGAAGCTCTGTATAAAATACCACAAGGACATTTGAATTTAATAGATGTTCCAGAATTGGAAAAAGATATTAGGAAAGCATACCCAGACAAAGACAAATCATTGAATGATGCTAAGAAGAAATTTGGGTTACACATACTTGATGCGTGGCGATATTTGATGGATATGTGGTTTGGTTATGTGAATGGCTATTATGTAGATAATATTGAAGAAATACAGAATAATATTATATCAATCAATAGACGAATTGAATCACTTAAAAAAGTTGCATAATGACAAAAACGGAATTTGATATTAAAAATAAAGTCAATTCAATAATTGATGAGTTAATTACTTGTGATGCATTTACAAAGATGTTGAAAGAAATAGTTAATATAATGGATAAGGTTGATATTTCAGATAAGTTTAATTATGAAAACCAATTATACTATACACATCTGTCTAATATTTGTAATATTATTTATGAGCTATCTAGCAAAGATATACGATTTACAAAATCAGCTATTCGTGAATATAGAGAAAATGAAAATCCTATTTGGATGGATATTGTAAAAAAGAATGCAGCATGAAAGGAATAATATTACCAATATTTCACCATACCGACCAATCGGCTACATTAAAAGATTGTGGTATTGATTACACATTTGAAGATAATTGTGAGATACGAGATGTTACATTCTATCAGATAAATGCCATATCAGAATATTTTGAAGATGATAAAAGTTACACTTCAATACATTCAAATGGTAGTGAGTACATAAGTTCTTTAAATATCAAAGAAGTAGAAAAAATCATTCAGCAATTTTAATAAATACAGATGGCAATATTTCACCGTTGTTCAATAAGCACCTACATACCTACTAAGATAGAAAGGGAAATAGATAATGACCCTGAAATCAAGGCATTAAAAGAAAGAATATTCTTTCTCAATGCTAATGACAGTAGGATTGAAAGTTATCTCGATAGAATTCAATATAGAGTAAATCAAATACATAGTAAACATGAAAGAAATAATTAAAACATTGTGGAATAGGATAAAACCAGGAAAGAGAATTAAGCGCGAACTTCCGGTTGTCCATGTACACACATTCAAGACAGGTGAACGATTGTACACGTACCGGCCAGAGGATTACGGCAAAATATCATCAAGGTATTATCGTAATATTCAGGAAGCCACAAACTACCTGCAGACGTTTTCATTGGCTAAAAATGAATGGGAAGCCGCGGTGTTTGGTTGTAAAGAACTAATTACAAATGCACTTGAAAGTTTAAAACAGCAAGACAGAACACAGGCACTTCTTGACATCAACAGCACATTTGATTGGTTTATAGACAAAGTGAAAGGTTTGAAAAATGCCAATGAAACTATTTTAGAACTACTATTCTGTATGTTTTACCTCATTGATGATGAAAAGGAAACTGGATATTCAGAAGTCCATAACCAAAAGAAAATAGCACTTTTAAACCTTGAACCAGAGATGCGAGATTTTTTTTTGAGCAGTCTTCAGAAAAATACTCAAGGCTTGTTGCCTATCTCGCACGAAGATACGCTAACGCTTTTGCTTCAGATGGAGCAGATGAAAGGCGCAATGATGTTTATGAGTTCGCAAACAAGCTAGATGAGTGTGAAATTCTAATGTCAAAGCATGCAGGAATTGACATTAAAAAATTAATCACTTACAACATAGATGATTATTTTAAAATTTTAAACAATCTGCTATCTCAACCAAGAGAAAAAGACATTAACTTTGATACAAGCAACCAAGCCATTTTTTAAATTATAAAATACAAAAATGGCTAACACTATTATAGCTAAATTTCAAGCCGAAGGACTTGGTCAATTTACATCAGAAGTAAATAATGCATCAACACAAATGGAGATGTTTGATAAAGCACAAAAAATTGTCAATCAAACCACAAGCGATTTAACAAAAAAGCAGTTAGAATTACGTGAAGCTATAAGTAGCCAGGGTGGTATAATGATAGCATTAAAAAACAAAGGACTTGAGCAGGGTAAGTTGTACCAAGATTTAAAATTAAAATTAGATGCCAATATAAAATCTTTTGAGGCAGAAACTGCTGCCATAAAAAAAGGAGTTAGTGAAAAAAAGAAACTTATTTTAGAAGAAGGTAATTATAAAAAAATATTGGACCAAGTTGCAAATAGTGAAATAACTGCAAGGGAAGCGTCAAAATTATTAAAGCAAGAACTGGTACAATTGGGATTGCAGGGAAAGCAAAACACAAAAGAATATCTTGAATTAAAAAACGTTGCTGGAGAATTAACAGGTGCAATTGGAGATACTTCTGATGAAATAAAGCAAGCAGGTTCTGATACTCGTGGGCTTGATAAAGCATTAAGAGTAGCAACAACATTAACTGCAGGCTTTGGTTTAGTAGAAGGTGCAACGGCATTATTCGGTAAAGAAAATGAAAATTTACAAAAAACACTAGTAAAGGTAAATGGTTTGATGATTGCAATGAACTCATTGCAACAAATTCAAGAAGAGTTAAAGAAGAAAGATTCAGTCTTTACAGCATTGCAAACAAAAGCACAACAACTATACAATGTAGCTGTAGGACAAAGTACAGGTGCTTTAAAATTGCTAAGAGTTGCAATGCTTGGGTTAGGAATAGGGGCAGTGATTGCTGGATTATATTTATTAGTTACCAACTGGCAAAAAATAAAAGATGCAGTCACAGGCACTACAGATGCCATGCGTGAAAATGCACGTATATCAAAATTAAACGCAGATACACGTAGAGAGGCAGCAGATAGCATTAAAGGTGAAGTAGCTAATATTTATGAATTAGTTGCAGTTGCTAAGAATGAGAACCTTACACGCACTGACAGACAACATGCAATTGATGAATTGCAAAAGAAATATCCAGATTATTTAAAAAATATTAGTCTTGAAACAATAGGTACAGATGCTACAAGTAAAGCTATTCAAGCACAGATAGAACTGCTAACACAACGCGAACAAATTAAAAAATTAGCTGATAAACGAGCTGAGTTGTCAAATAAATTATTAGACAATGAAGCCATAGACCAACAATTTTCTGCTTATGAAAAAGTTAAAATATTTCTGGCAAAAGCATTATCTGGTAAAAATGAAGATGGTAGCAGAGATGATGCAGGAAATTATGATTTACAAGGAGTTCTTACAACCGCAAGAAGTAGAGTAAAAACAGAAATACAAAAACAAATTGATGATATTGATGCACAGTTTGGTCAAATATTAGGAAAAATTGGCAAATCAAATATATCTGTATTTGATGCATCTAAAAATGGAGTACAGACAAAAGCACAAAACCAAACAAAAGTTGTATTAAACGAACTTGAAAAACTTAAAAAAGAATTAGAAAAAAAGAAAAAAGAACTTGAAGATAAGGTTTCATTTAATGTGGTAAAAGGTTTAGATAGTGAAAGTGGAGGCGTTGTTAAAATTAGAACAGAAATTACAGGACTTGAACAGCAGATACAAACAATAGAAAATATAATTACTAATAAAAAAATAAAACCACTTGAATTGCAGATAAAAGCATACGAGGGTTTTGAAGTTGAACTAAAAAAACAAATTGAGGAGGCAACTAAGCAATTTGATGACTTATTTAATCTTGAATTGTTATTAGGAAATGATATTGCAGACAACCCAGCATTACAAAAACAAGTAGATAAAATAAAGGAATTACAAGCGGAATTAGATAAACTAAGAAAAACATATAATAGCTACTTTGAAGAAGTAAAAGAACAGGAAACGCTAAGCAATGTACCTATAATTGAAATTACAGAACAGAAAATAAGATTATCAAAATTAGAATACGAACAAAAGAAAAAAGATGCTGAAAATTTTAGAAATGAAAATCTAATTTCAGAACAGGAATATAACGAGGAGCTAAAAAAACTTGCACAGCAGAGGCTACAAACACTACAAGAAAATACATCAAAGGCACAGAATATATATAGCGAGGTAATGAATGTAGTGGGGCAAATTACGGATACTATTTCACAGGCTACACAACAAAGAACAGCTAACGAGATTGCACAATTAGAAGAAAAGAAGAATAAAGGTTTAATTTCAGAAAGGCAGTACCAAAAGGAAAAAGAAAAAATAGAAAAAGAACAGGCATTGCGTGAATGGAGGATAGCAACGAGCAAAGCATTCTTGCAAATACCTATGGTTATTCTAAACGCATTAACATCAGTTCCTTTTCCAGCAAATATTGCTTTAGCTGCAATATATGGAGCAATAGCAACTGCACAAGCTGCTATTGTTGCAAAAAATAAGCCTAAGTTTAGATATGGCGGTAGTGTAGCAGAAGTATTTAAGGGTAGCGGTTATGTGAAAGGAAAATCACATGAACAAGGAGGAGTGAATGCTGAATTAGAGGGAAACGAATATGTATTTAGGCGTGAGGCGGTAGCTAAGTATGGTGTGGCTAATTTGGATAAATTAAATAAAGGACTATTAAAACCTGATATATTCAACATTCCACAGATAAACTATTCTTTACTAAAGCAAGATAGCAAGATAGTGGATATGAGTAACAATTTCAATAAATTGCAAAGTAAGTTAGGCGAGAAATTAGAGTATATATATCAAGGCATACAGCAAGGCAACAACGAAAGGTTTAATCTAAACAAACAGATAATTAATAAATTAGGGAAAAAAGATGGAAAAAGAACATAGATTATTTTTAGATGGTATAGAATTTTACGACATACCAGAAGAAATATTTAACATGAAAATTAGTTTAATTAGAGATGCTGGCATTGATAATGATGAGCAAATTTTTAGAACCAAAACTGAAGAAGAATTAAACTTTTATGGAGATACCTACAAATACTTATGCGAAAGAAGAAATGACAGCATTTGCGAAGATATAGATATAAGAATAGAAAGATTTTGCAATAATGTATGGAATGTGCTATTTATAGGCAAAATTAAACAATTAAACTCTATACACTTACCAGCTAAGTGCATTATGCGTTGTAGGGTTTATGATAATAGTTACTCTGCTTTGATTAGAGAAAGGCAAGATAATAGTTATTTTTTAAACTTAAATAAAAGTATTGATGATTCAGATATACAATCATGTCATTATAATTTAATAGAAGCATTTAAGCCATTAGATAGTAATGGCACAAAAAAAATTGCTGTATATGAAGTTTTTGAAGTCCTTAAATATCTTATTAGTATACTAACAAATGATAAAGTACAAGTAGTATCAGATGTATTTACAGGTGGAAATCTACATAATAAATATGCAATTTGTACAGGAGCAATGTTAAGATTAGGCAGTGGTGGCGGAATTATATCTAACAGCTTTAATAATACATACTTAATACCTGAAGTTAGTTATAGTACTTTATTTTTAGAGCTAAGAAAATGTTTTAGATTGTACCAAAGCATTGAGTTCGACAACAATGGAAATCCTATTTTAAGAATTGAACCAGAAAATTACTTTTTTAAAAACAATCTTTTATTAGACATACCAAATATTCCGCTTGACTTAGAAGAGCAGTTTTATGACGAGGAATTGTATAGCGAAATTAAAGTAGGCAGCACCAATACTAAGCCAGAAAATAATTATTATGTACCCAATATAAGATTATATGCTTGGAATGAAGAACTATATAATAATTGTACAAATTGCACCATACAACGCAGTTTAAATTTAGTTAATGATTGGATAATAGATAGCAATGTAATATTTGATGCCTTAGATGGTGTAGATACTTGGGATAAAAACATATTCATAATAGAATTAGAGAACCTAACTACACCAAAAAAGTATATAGAAAATATTGACTTACTACCAAAAATTGATGATTTTCAAAACAACTACTATAATCAAAGTCTAAACAACTACTATAAGCTAATAAATTGGAGTGGTGGTATTCCTACTTGTATTAGCAAGTTTTACAACCAAGAAAAATGTAACCAAAGCATTTATGATACAGCAGACGATGTGAAATTACAACACGAGCCAACAAATGGTAATTTAGGTGTTACAGCAAGTATATTAAAATTTGGTAATAAACTATGCGATAGTATATTTATACAAAACAATGAGTATAGCTCGCAAAACTGCAACATATTTGATAATGCACCACTACCTAATTATATACCACTTTGGAATAATCTTACTGGAGCAGGTACGGTTATAAATATACCATTTCATGGGCAGTACCAATTTGAGTGTCAAGCTAATTTTACTAATATATTAGGCGTAGGTGGTGGTAATAATATTGGACCATTAGAGGAATATAAATGGGAACTTAAAATACTAATATTTACAGGTGGCTACTCACAATTAGAAGGTGGTGGGGTGGAATATCCTACAGAATTTTCAGCATCATATAATCATTCAGGGAATTTTGATGATAATTTCAACCAAACATTGCAAGTAACTACACCACTATTAAACTTAAATGCTGGAGCAGTTGTTGTGCCTATATTAAGAATAAAAACGCAAAAAGTAGGAATAAATGTTAATACAGGCGAGGCAGTACAAATGAACAGCGGATATTTTAATATCATTGAACAGAAATACGTTTTTATAGAAAATATGCCTCAAGTATCAGAAGTGCAAAAATTATTAAAATATAAGTTTAATTATCCTATTTGTTTAAATGATTTTAGAAACATGATAAACAATAGATACGGAATTATAAAGGTAAATGGTATAAATACATGGATAAAAGAGATAGAATACGAAGATAATAAAATAAGTGAATTAACACTAATAACAGAACATACTATGTGTAAAGATTGTATGTGATTATTGCTTTACATAATAATAAGGCGTTACTGATGGATTAAAATTATAAAATGAAGTAAAAACTATGGTATCATTTCTACAAACATATTCATTATTTATTAGCTTATTTGTTACTTTAATAGGTATTAAATCATTTATTGCATAATAAGTATAAGCAAAAGTACCTTCATTTTTAAAATAAATGCTATCGCCTATAATAAGTGCATTGGTTATTCTTTCATATCCGCTTGCATTTTTTGAAAGCAAAGTGTAGCTCCCTTTTATTTTATTAAAAACAACTTCTTGTTCTTTCTCTTCTTTTTTACAGCTAATGCCAAATGCCAAAACGCTTACCATTAATATTAAAATTGTTTGTTTCATATTTATTTTATTTTTAGAATTACTTTTTATTATTATTTTTACTCTTTTTTATTTAATTTTTTGTATGATAAAATACAAAGCAATAAAAGTAGATTGGGTAGATAGTCAAATAGTTTCTTTAACCTGGCAACATGCAACTGATATTAATCCTACTATTGCAAAAATATCTACACTCGGTTTTTTGATAGCTGAAAATAATGATATTGTAACCATAGCTTTAAGTGTTTCATACAAAGAAGATGCTGAAACGCAAATAGGACAAGTTATTAATATACCTAAATGTTGCATCATTAAACGTAAATTTATTACTTCTTCTTAGGTTTATTAGGTGCTTGAGTTAATAAAGCACCTGCAAGGCTTTTGGTTAGCTTAGATGTATTTTTACTCTTTAATGCCTTAGAGGCTAAAGTTGCCATTTTTGGCGAGGTAGTTTCATTTTTCTTGCTCATAACTTGGTTGTTTATTTATATAAGACTCAAATTTACTAAAATTCCATAAATTTGTCAAAAAATATTTTTACTACAATACCAATTCAAAGGTATTGTCTATTCCATTAATAGATAACTTTTTACTATTCAAAAAGTCTGCACCAATAAGTAAGTCATAAGGATAAACGCCTGCAATTAATTTACATTGATGAATTCTTAAATAAGTTGTATTTGAGATAGCAAACGTTAGTGTATAGTGTGGAACACTAAATTATGAAGTTCTGTAGTAATTTGTGTAAAATTACTATTTTTTATTAACTTTGATACAAGCAACCAAGCCATTTTTTAAATTATAAAATACAAAAATGGCTATAATATTTCCAACCTTTCAAAGCATTGTCTTTAATCAAAAAGCTGAATGCAACAGATGTGATACTTTTTATTATAACAAAGAAAAAGATTTACAATTTCAATTTAATTCAAAATTTAACCTAATAAATGAAACTGACTTTGAGAAAACACCATATCCGGTAATACCTACTGGAGGAACTTGGGAAATAGATATACCACCACTTCCATATGGATTATTAAGTCCAATAAGGAGTGCCTTTTTGTTGCAAAATAACTTACGCACAAGAATGTATGTGATTGTAGATGATTTAGACTTAAATCCATATAGTGTTCTATATAACAATGCAGCATTAGGCGTTAGAGTAATTAGAATAAAATACAGTCCAATAGCTGCAACCATGCGAACACATATAAGGCTGACATTGGAAGGCTTTTGCCTTGAAACTGGCACTACTGCTGTAGATGCTGGAACAGGCGTAAAAATCGAAAATATGCCTGCCAATATAGGGTTTGAATACTGGAATATGAATGCCAATATCAACACACCTAATCCTGATGATTATCAAATGAAGCACTTTATAGACAACTTAGTGTATTCGCCAATTACAAAGAAAATGTATTGGCTAAATATGTCCAGGTATTATAAAAATGCTTGGGAAGGCAATGGCTCATATCTTACTGTGAATGAAGTAGACCTTAGGGGGCAGGAAGGAAAGCTTGTTAATGTGAGGTTGAAATATGAAAACACTAATACTTTTAACTTGCGTATAAGAGTAGCATTAAAAGATAATGGTTGGTTCTTAGGCCCGTCACAATGGTATGACATGCCTGCTAATAGTAGTGGAGAGATTGTGCACACAAGAACAGTTCCCACAGGATATAGTGGTGGCAATCTACCTTTTGATGAGTTTGGACAAATAGAACTAATTATAGATGATAATAGTGTAGCGCTATTACGTGATGCTCCAGAGCTATCATTTTGGATAGATGATATTACAATAGAAACAAAAAACCTTATATCTAAGATTGAGAAAAAAATATGCGATAGCAGTATTGAAGAATTAGACTTTACAATCTCAGAAATAAACGACAATAACCTTATAATATTGGAGGCAACAGAAATAGAAGGTGCTGTGCAAATAATAGTAACAGACACAACAGGGAATGTGTTTATGTCTAATATGTTTAATTTAATTGAAGTAAATAATAATTGCTTAGAACACATTAGAGTAACTTGGTATAATAACTGTGTGTTTGATGTTGTAGATTATAAAAGCTTACCATTTGAAAATGAATTTTACATCAAAGCATACTTAGTATCAACAGATATAAACGAAACAAACAGTATTTATTATAAAAATAGCAAAGGGAAAGAGTTTAATATATTTGGAATTTCAGCAGAACAGTATGAATTAAGGATAGCACCTTATACAAAAGTGTTGCACACAATAATGGCACGTGCAATGATGCACCAAAATATTATGATTGATGGAGAAAGATATTATAAAAATGAAAGCTCAAAATATACAAAAGCCAATATCGAAAACGGATTTTATACAGCACGAATACAGTTGACAAAAGAAGGCACAGAAATAGTAAGCACCCTATGTTGTTAAATCACTCTGTTGTTATTAACATAATTCCATAATTGATTGTGTATGTAAAGGATTTTTGACTTAGCCTCAAGTCGCTTATTTTTTTGTATATAATTAATTGTAGCATCTAAATTTCGTGTGTTTGGCACAAAGTCTTTTTCAAATCTTTTTATACAATTTTTACGCATAAGTATAACAATTTCATCAATTGTCAACTTATCATATTTTACAATGACATGGTTTAAGTTTATAGCTATCTGCTTAATAATGCTGCACAATAATTTTTTATTTTTTATAGGATAATCACAAAGATTAGATTTGTATCCAATCTTTTCAATTCTTGTTTTATTTAATCCTACAGATATATTCAATTCTTGAAAATTCATAATATGCGTTTTTCACAATGCACAAATATAACAACAAATTAATTTCGTTACTAATTAAATTTTGCACACATGTCAAAGTCAAATTTCAAACAACAATTATTGAAAGAACAAGAATTATTATCAAAAATAATAGATTCTGATGAATACAAAATAAATGACACGAATGGTAAAGAAATAAAAATGAAAGGTTCAGAGTTAAAGCCATATATTATTTCAATGCGTGGACAAATTGATTTCACTGAATTAAACGAAGAAATCAATAAGCCAGTAAAAACAGAAATGAAATCTACAAAGCCACCAGTAACAACAACAACAACAAATTAATAATACAAACAACCAAGCCATTTTTTAATCACAACTAAAAAATTAAACAATGGAAATTTGTAATCCTTCATGTAATGGAACTCAAATAAGAAGCTACCCAATACCATGTAATACTGTAAGCTCTACGCGTAAGGGTGGCTTTGAAAGATTTATGTTTATTGACTGCGATGTTGTAATGTCGAATCTGACATCACCGGCAGAGTGGCAAGCATTAATTGACGACGACAGAATTATTATCTCACCGCCTGGTTTTGGTAAACTAAGCAAACCGGAGTTGAAAAAAGAAAAATTAAAAGCGTGTTCACCAGAGCAAACGATTGACGAAATAACGGGTTTTGAATATGAAACTAAACTTTTCGATAATGTAACTCAGTATGACTTTGATTTTGAAAATGACGTAAAAGAAAAGCATACAAATAAGAATGTTGTATGGATTGGCTGCGATGGATTACTATATTACAACTATAAATGGGTTGCTGGCACAAATCCTGGCTTTAGTGGAATTGCTGCAGAAGTTTACAGAGACAGCGAAGTTGATAGTTTACAGAAATTACATATTGATGTAAAATTCAACACATACCAAAAAGGATTAAAGGGTATTCCGTTACCGCAAACTGTTTTAGATGTTCTCTTTGCGGCATAAAATAGAATAATATCTTTTAATTATGGCTGTTGATTTTTTAAAAATAATAAGTTCAAAAAATAAACCTCCTGTAGCTGATAAGTGGCAGGAGGTTTATAATAGTATGTCTGTACATACACAAGGTGCAATGCCTGAAGATATATTCAAACAAAGACGTCCGTTGGAGAGCGAAAATGAAGCTATTTTAAATTATAGAAAAGAAAATCACAGGTCAATAACAAAAGATGAATTTGATAAGGCAATTTCAGATTATACATCAACAGCACTTAATTTAGATGTAACAATTGAATATGGAGACAGTGATGTTAAAGAATATGAATCTGCATTAAAATTAAAAGATGCGCTAAAAACAGTATCATTAAAAAACTGGGTAATTAAAAAAAATGGTGCATACAGGCAAACAGATCCTAATGCGCTGATAGCTGTTTTGCCTAAGCATATTTCTGAAGAGTTTATACCAAACTATCAAAATGAATTGCCAAATTTTGATAACATTAAAAACAAAAAAATTGATGTTGATATTAGATTGATAACATCTAGCAACATCATTGCAGTTGATACAGAGTATCTAATATTTAAAGCTGGAAATTATAAGTATGGTCCAAATGAACAGGACACAGATACTTATTATTTTGTTCTTACAAAAGAACAAACGTTTATTGTAATTCCTAAAAAAGATGGCGATAAAAAATTACTTGTTCAAGTTCCATATTATAAAAATAATTTACCAGAATTACCTATAACTGTAATTGGTGGCAAATTGATTATTGAGCAATATGAAGATGGTAGCTTGCTCGAATATTATGTTTCTGATTTTCATGGCGCAGCAGCTTGGGGCGATTTAACCATTGGTCAAGGTAGCGATTTGCGTGTATGTGAGATTCGTTATGTATATCCGAGACATTGGCGCATCAAGGTAAAATGCGACAATGCGCATGAAGGTTGTCATCAAGAAAATGGAAAATATGTAGTCGATTCAGGCGAAACTTGTTCACGTTGTAATGGCACAGGTTACATAATGGACACGTCACCAATGGGAACGATGATGATTGACAAAGGCGGTGTATTGCTTAGTAGTGATGGAAAGTTCCAGGAGCCAGAAGGATTTATTACGCCACCAACTGAGATTTTAAAACATGGAGCAGAAAGAGAAAGTTTTTATTTCGACAAAATGCTTTCATCGCTATGTGTAATGTCTCAAAATATGACTAATCAAAGCGCTGACAGCAAAAGTTATGATGTCAGCCATAAAGTAGACAGGAATACAACTATTATTATTGACTTGTATTTAATGTACGAAAATATTCTTAATATAATTGATCTGTATCGTGGCGGAAAAGGAAATATTAAAATTTCATTTCCACAAGATTTTGATGTAAGAAATGCAGATGATATTTTATATCAATTAGCTGAAGCGAAGAAATCCGGTGCACCTTACATCGTTCAAGTTGAGTTAACAAAAAGATATTTACTTAAAAATTTTGGTGACAGCAATGTGAATCAATTTATTGTTGAATTTCTATCTAATGCTGATAAATTGTTTGCTTACGGAACTGAAGAGTTGCAAAGTGCAAAAGCTACATTTGGCAGCGATATTTCTTCAAAAGATGTTTTATTACATCATCAAGGATTTCAAATTTTAAGAAAATTAATTGATTCCGATGAAAGTATTTTAGATAAAGATTATGATGAAGTAAAAATAATCATAGATAAGGAGTTGGACAAATATACTATTACACAAACCAATAATACTATTGCTTGACAGCTGGACAATTTATAGATGATGCACACCAAGAATATATTAACAGTATAGGAATATCAAGTAAAAGGCTGTATGATATATTATTACGTGAATTAGCCAAGCATACAACACAAGGCAATTTAGAAGCTAATAAATTACAATTAGCACAGTTAGACAGTATTTTAAAGCAAGCACTAAAAGATAGTGGTTATAGTTCTGCGACTGATAAGTATTTTACCACATTTGACAAATTAGAAGAACACAACGAAAAGTATTACGGAACACAAAATTTAGCACTTAGCCCAGTTTTAAAGGAAAGCCAAATCATACCACACATTAAGGATAAAGTGTTAAGTAATTTGCGTGGTACTGGTGTGAATGAAGGCATTTTAAAACCTCTTGAAAATCTGATGCGTCAAGAAATCTTCTTGAATAAAAGTTATCAAGAAACATCTGACTTATTAAAAAAACAATTGGTTGATAATCCATTATTAGTAAAACATGTGGACCAGGTTGCATTTGATGCACTCAGACAATACAATGGTGCCATCAATGATGAAGTGCGCAAAACGTATGGGTTAAAATACTTTTTTTATGTTGGATCAGAAATAGAAACTACTCGACCAATTTGTGACCATATTCGTGATAATTATAAAGGGGCAATTTCTATAGATGACTTACAAATCATCTTGGACGAATTTTGTCCAAATGGTGAACCGAGTAATACCTCGATTACTTATGAAACAGTAAATGGCGTTAAGCATACTTCTAAAAAAGGTGCTGGTATGTATGATGGCACGACTGTAGATAATTTCAGCATGAACTGTGGTGGTTATCGTTGTAGGCATGAAGTTAAGTGGGTTAGAAATCCAAAACAAGTAGGTAAGATAGGTGATAAAAATACAGCACCAAAAAATATAAAAGATAAAATTGACGACATATCAAAATTACAAGAAAAACCAAAATCTAATAAACTTCCTGTTTTGTCAGCTGCTACGCCAGAACTTATTTTAGTAAAAGGTATAGCAGATATTTCTACATTCTTTACAAAATATATTCAAAATAAAATATCTAAACAGCAGATTCGCCAAAATCTTAAAGAAATAACAGAATTACCAGAATATTCACAGGTTAATATGCCTAAAAAGTATTCTGGAAAATTATACGAGTTAAAAAATATAAAGAAAGATGAAGCTGATTTGAAAAATGAAAGAGCAGTTATTCCTGTATTGAAAAAAGGATATGATGTTTACATGCTTCCCAAGTCTAAAGAATATGGCATCAAAAGTGCAGATGTAATTCTTGCTAAAGAAAATAAATATTTGCTATCAGAAATAAAAGTAATAACTGGAAAAAATACTTTAGATATAAATAGGAATTTCAATGATGCAGCAATTAAATCAAATACAGTATTTCTTAGTTTTGAATCAACAGCATTTAGCGGACGAATAATTTTAGACAATATAAGAGGGCGTATAAATAACTATGAAAATGTTGAATTTGTAATTGTCACGATATATGGTGTTCCATACATCATGAAAGCTAACCAAATTAAATCAAAAGAATACACAAATTTAGAACTCTATAAAATAAAATAGGCAACAGTCGTGGTGTTGCCTTACGTCCTGTTTCATACGTCGTGTTGCAAAGCAGTATCAGGTATTTCTACTTTCGTATCGGCTCCGTGGTGCTAATATAAACAACTTTTATGAATTTATAAATAAAAATGAAAAAAAATGTGCGATTTTCACAAAAAACACAGCATCTGTAAAAATAACTTTACTCAAAATTACAGTGAATGTCTAAAGTTATTATAGAAATAAAAACAGGAAATAGATTAGAAAACGTTCCTGAAGCTAAAGCGGAAATGCTTGTTAAATCAAAAAGATATTTCTATGAGGGCGAAAATGTAGAAGTTTCACCAGAGTTGGCTAATGAAATTTTTGAAGCCGAAAAACAAGCGTTGGTTACCGAAAGAGAATCGCTCGAAGCCGAAAAAGCAGATTTAGTAATTAAACGTGAAAATTTTGAACTTGAAAAACAACAATTTGAAGCTGAAAAACAAGCGTTGATTGCTGAAAGAGAATCTACAAAAACAGAAAAAGTTAAAAAATAAAAAATAAAAAGCAACCATGGAAAAATATATTCAATTACTAAAAAAAATAGGGTTTACACAGGAACAAATTGATGCAGCAATTAAAGATGATAGCAATATTGATGAAATTGCAAAAGCACACAATGAAAAACAATTTGAACTTTTTAAAGCCGATCCAGAACATCACAACTCTTTAAAAGATGAATCGAAGAAAAAAGGATTGGCAGAAGCGTTTACCAAGGTTAAGAAAGCGTTGAATGTAAAGTTTTCTTTAGGGCTTCAAAATAAAGAGTTAGATGAGTTAGATTATGATGCTGTTTTAGAAAAAGCACAAGAAAAAACAAAGACAGCAGGTACAGAAGAGGTAACTGCTCTAAATCAAACAATTTTTGACTTAAACAAAAAATACCAAGATTTAGAAGACAAATCAACTGCTGATAAAAAAGCATTAGAAGAAAAATTAGAATCAGAAAAAAATGCCATTTATACGGATATTGATTTTAACAAGCAAATCACTTCTAAAAAAAGAATAATTCCAGCAGAAGATGCAGTAGTTTATTTCAAAACCAGATTAGAAAAAGAAGGCATTACAACAAAAAGAGATGCCGCAGGAAAAATGACGTTCTGGAAAGGTGAATACCAACTAAAAAAAGAAGACAATACTGGATTTGAGACAATAGAAAGTTTAGATGAAAGATTTTTGGGTTCATTCGTTGAGAAATCAAATGGTACAGGTGGTGGCGGTGGTGGTGGTTCTCAAGAACAAAATGAGAAAGATTTAGTGCTATCTCCAACACTTGCAAAATACTTAGAAGCTGAAACTGCTTCTACAAATTGATAGGTAGTTCTATTCAAAAACTAACGAGGTTTACCGTACCTACATAACGGCATTATTAATCATTAAAACAATTAAAATGCCAATAGTATCACCTGTTACAACTAACAATAACAAATGTTGTATTAATTTAATGCTTGCTGAATCAGAAGCACTTGGAAAAATAGCACCGTCTTTAGAAACAAGAGATGCTGGTGCTGTAAAAGCACTATATTCACCACAGAATGGTGGAACACTTACCGTTATTGAAGATGGTAAAGAAAAGCCATCAGCATCATCTTCGCGAAAAGTTAAGGTAAAATACACTACAAAAGAATGCAGTACAGGTTCAAGTACATTAATTACAAAATGTAATTTAAACCAAACCGCAAAAAGTGATCCTTTTAAATTTGCTGATATTGAAATTACTGGAGTTTATAATTGGGGGTTCAAATTGAATGACAGTGAAATTAGAAAGATGTGTGAAAATCGCGTAGAGTTCTATAACACAGTTATCAAATTAAAATTAGATGCTGCAATACAAGGCTATAACGCTGCTGTTTTAGCGCAGTTATTACCTAAAATGGGTAAATATCCGTTGACGGGCGTTGAATCGCTGGTAACTCCTACAACGATACCAGTTGTGACAACTGCAGGTGTTGCTAACCCGGCTGGTTTAGCATTGATAAAAACAATTTATCAGCAAATGAACCAAAACGAAGATCCAATTATTGTTGGAGCTGGTAAATTAGATATGCTTGCAAACTCACTTGCATATTCTTCATTGGCTAATAACGGTATCAATGCTGCTGCAACACAATTAAAAAATATTTTCCGTGATGCAAATGTAAACGCAACTGGCGCATTTGCTGGCTCAGGTACAGATAATATTTTAACATGGTTACCTGGTGCTGTTCGTCCTGTGGAATATTTTCAAAACTCTGGCGATTTTATAGAAACAGGACCAGAAATTACTGTAGGTGGTAAAAAATATTTTGCGCATGAATATGGCAGAATTGAATTAGGTGGTGTTGTTTGGGATTTCTTTATGAAACGTGATTGCGATGAATGGCAATTTGCTTTCCAAAAAGAATTTGAAGTAGTTCCATTTCCAGCTGATGCATTTGCTGACTGCCAAGATTACAATTATGCTTTAGCTTTCAAATTAGGTTGTGGTGACATTACTTGCGACTTAATCAATGCTGCAACAGTTGCGCCAGAAGATTAATCATAATTATTAAATAAGGCTTGGTTGCTTTACGGGGTGGATTGATGCTTGATTGCAAAATGAAGCCCCATTTTTTTATCAAATATGTGTTACGAAGGATTAATATCAATTAGAGGTTTATGTGCCGAAGACACAGCAAAATATTATTTAGATGATATTGGTATCTCTTTATTGGTTGCTGCAAATACGGCTGATGAAAAATACGGCACAGGCAAAAAACTTATTGAAGCGAAAATAAAACAAGCGTGGGAAGATGCTTTTAATGATATTCAATTCAAAGGTTTAGAAGCAAGTAAAACTTTAAATGATGTCGAAATTGGTGTTAATTCAGACAATGGATTACCTACTTATGCTGGCTTTCGTGGTTTAAAATTCAAACTTGATAAAAACTGCAAATTATCTCGTTTTTTCATTCACAAAATAACTGTAGCTGTAAAAATTGGTGGTCAGACTTCTATTATTATTCGTCAAAATGGAGTTGATAAAACGGTATTTACTGGTATCATTCCAGATGGAGAACAGGTAGAGATAACTTATAATGACTATGTAGAAGATAGCTTTCAGATTCTTGCTGACAACACTAATCTTCAAGTTTATTCTGGAACAACAGCAACGACTTGTAATTGTCGTGATAAAATGAATTTTACTGTTACTGGTAGCGATGACACTAATCAGAATTTTGGAATCATTACCGAAATTCAAGTGCGTTGTGATAAGTCTAAATACTTATGCAAATATGCAGACAAAATAGCTACTGCTGTTCGTTATAAAGCTGCTGCACTTGTTTGGAAAGAAATTGACGAAAGTAATAGAATCAATGATTTATTAACTATAAAAAAAGATGACGCTGTTACGCAAATGGCTTGGCTTGACAGCACATTTAATTTAATAAAGTATGATCCTGCTGTTGAAAAAACTTACACACCAAAAGGAGTTTATCAATTGGAACTGGCGAAATTAAACATACCAATTCCAAAATGTCCTTGTTGTTTAGAATGTGCATCAGATGGATATACAATGGTTTTACCTTAAAAAAAATAAAATTATGGCTTGCTGCGGACAAAAAACAAACACAGTAAAAAGCACTACTACAAAAATTACCAAAGTAAATAATAGTAGCAATGGCACCAAAGGTTTAACGCCTAAGAACATAACTTTTAGTAAAAAGAAAAACTAATGACACCAGAGGAGTTTGCAAATAAGTTAAAAACATTAGGAGATAAGATACCTGAGATTGTAACAATTGCAATATCCGCTGGTATTGATGAAGTCGACGCACACATCAGCAATAGGGTATTCAATGCAAATGAAGATATCAACGGAAATCCATTTGGAAAATACAAATCTGAAGCTTATAAAAAATTCAGAAAAAGCTTAGGTCGTGATATTGGACAAAAGGATTTGCAGTTGTTTGGAAATTTAAAAAAGTCATTTCAAAAAAATTATCCAAAACATCAATTAGAATTCAATACTTTAAAATTTGCAGAAATAGCAGAAGGTCAAGAAAAACAGATGAAAAAACAAATATTTGAAGCATCTACAGAAGAAAAAAGTATTGCATTACAAGTAATTGAAGATGTGTTTTATGAACAAATAAATTTAGCTGTTTAATGTTTTTATTCGATGAAAATATAATCTTAAATCCATTTTCAGACCTACCATTTGGCGTAAAAGGAATAGGGATTTTCAAAGAAGAAAAAGGTGTTACGATTGTTTGCAAGAAAGAAGAAAAGGAGTATTTACCAATTGGTTTAAATGACACCTGCAATGGTGCTTATTTTCGTTATGGTGGCGAAGTTGCATTTACACCAAATGGGAAAATATCGTGCACACAGGATATTTATTTAGCAAAAACAGAAATCAATTTAGTTATAGGTGTCAGAGGTTTTGATTTAGAATCTGTTAGGCAATCTATCTTATATAGATTAACTAGTATTTACGGCTTAACGCTTAAAAAAGTAATAGAAAACAAACAACAAATTTTATCTGAAGAAAAAATGACGAACAATACACTTGATTTAATCAAGTTCGTTTTTGATTATCAATTTGACTATTTAAAACCATCCTGCGATGTTGAGCTTGTATGTAATTGCTAATATATTATTCATAGCCTTTGTAGGTGCAAGTGTCGCTAATTTTTACGATGATTGCTTGCAGGAGGGTATGTTGTTTGAGCGTTTTGGAAAGTGGCTAAAAACAGGCAATACATTTGTAAAGAAGCCATTAGGGGGGTGCTTGATTTGTACAAATGTGTGGGTAACTGTTTTAGTTGCATTGGTTTACATAACTGTACCTATGCTGTTTATGTTACTTGCACTTATAGGAATTTCAAACACAATATTAAAATTTATTATTAAATGAGTTGCTGTTGCGAAAATATAATGAATTTAGGGTGTGTAGCACTTTGCGACACTATTCAATTACCATTTTCATTGAATGTTACAGGCACTCACACGTTTATATTTAGCTTTATTTTAGATGTAGGAATAAGCCGAGAGGTGGAGGTCGAAGATATTAATAATGTTAGCTTAGAAGTTGCGGAACTTGATTTGCCTGAAATTGGTTGTTTGAGATTTCAGATTATACAGCCTAATGGTGTTGCGTTTACTTTAGTTGAAGATAATAAGGCTTATAATTGCTTTGAATTTGATATGCAAATTGAAGATTGCGAAAGTGGTGGTTGTACAGAAACTTATGTAGATTGCGAATACTGGCAAGAATTATATTCATTATAAAAAAAAATAAAATGACAGATATAAACTTAATAAAAAGAAATGAACAGCCAACGCCACTAACACACGCTCAGGTGGATAGTAACTGGCAAACTATTGAAGATGCTGTTAATGAGTTGAATGATATAAAGTTGGAAGATGCTCCAAATGACGGAAAACAATATGCGAGGGAAAATCAAAGCTGGTCGGAGATTGTGATGCCGAATATTGACCAATCTTTATTCCCAAATGGAATTGAAATCGTAACTGCTACAAGGAATTTCTTACCAACAGACGCAGGCAAATTGCTTGTTTTATCAAGTGATACCGTAGGGTTAAAGTTGCCTAATTCTATTGTTTGGAATGAAGAAGTGAACTTTGGCGTACTTTCCGTTGCAGAACTAAATTACTTTCACATCGTATATCAAGCCCCTGATGGCGACCCTAACGATATGCCTATGTATAGAGGTAATTGTGTAGTTTTGCCAACTTCAACAGGACAGGGAGTAATAGAAATAGTAATGTGCTATTCACAATTAGATGCTAATACTTCAAATACAACTAATAGGCTTAATTTACCAAGTACAGGCATTTTATTTGTTGAAGATGGGGAGAAATACGAGCATTACGAAACTACAACTAAAGTAGTTCAGAGTGGTGGTATTGGTGGCGGTTCAGCATTCACAGACGGAGGTGCAACAAATACACTCACATTTGACAGCTCAAAATGGTATGGTACAAGTATTGCACCGATTACAAATAGCTCTATCTTATTTGACATTACTAATGCTGTAAGTGGCTCACAGGCTATTGTTTACCACACAGGAAGCTCCGAGCCTATTTATCCATCAGGCACGATTAAAAGAGGGATAGGTTCTTATATTAATGGCAAAACTAACATTTTGACATTTACATTTTTAAATACCAATGAGATTTTACTTGATGTTGATATGATGAACCCAGCGTCTTTTCCAGAGGTCAATTATTGGTTACAAAGGGGCGGTGTTGCAAGTGGTTTCTTGCTTAACGCCTTAAACCAATTTATGGCAACGATACAGCCGATGCGTTCTAAGATTGTTAGATTTAATCCACTTTGGGGCGAAACTTTTGCATCAATATTTGTGCCTTTAATTGTTAATACAGATGGCTCAACCACGCCAATCGGCAACCCAACAGATGGGAATGTAGGTTTTGTGGAAGCAAATTGGAACTTTTGGGGAGAATTAGCTTTGACAAATTCAAGTCAATTAAAATACATCTCCACATCTTTTAATCCATTCAACGTTTCAGAAGTTGGACAAGATGATATTTGCGTGGCTACAATTGTAAAGGCTAACACCATAGGTTATAATTCATATTTATTCACAGGTGGGGGGAATTTAAGGGCTAATATTAACGGGAATACTGTGTCGTTGCAAAATGCTTCTTTCAATTCAAGCAGTGTGGCAAGTGTGCCTAATACGGCGGTTACGGGTACCCGCCAAGTGTTATTTTATAACAGAACCAAAAGCACTGAATTTGAGGTACACAAAAACGGAGTAAAACAAATAGTTCCAGCACCATCAACAGCGGTAGAGGATAGTAATTTAATAATTGGTAATTCAAGTGTATTAAATAATTTATTATTAGTTGGGGGGTATTTAATTTCAAAAGGCTTGACAGACACAGAAATATCGCTATTCAGCGGTGCGTGGAATACATTAATAGCTAAAATTGGAAGAATATGAAATATTTAAAATTAACAGAAAATCAGAAACAAATCATAGAGTTTAAAAATGCTCAAAATAGTGCAGTAAATGTTCCTGTGGTGTTCATTGAAGATGGCTATTATGTGGCTCACGAACTACTTGGTGCGAAGATGTACGAGGACTATCAACAGGTACTCTCAGAATGTGAAGTCGTGGAAATTGACAACGAAAATGCAGATGACGATGTTGTGTGAAGATTATAATTTCAAAGTGAATGTCAAAGAGCTAATATTTGATTATTTAGATATTTGGGAAAGAGAAAAACAGACCAAAACAATAACTGGTGTGCATTATCACGGAAGCAAGAAAGGAGATGAAGTAAACGAAACTTTGTATCTAAATCCAATAACTAAAGATTATATGAGCGAGGAATTAGCTTTTGAAGGCTTTATAGCTTTAAAATTAAGACCTTATATTAAAGAAGTTTTAAATGATGTGAGATGAAACTAACAAAAGAAATAAAAGATTTTGTAAAAGCAAAAGAGGGATTAAGTCTTACCGCTTACTTATGTCCAGCTAAAGTATGGACTATTGGTTATGGAAATACTTCTTATGAAACAGGTATAAAAGTAAAGCAAGGCGATAAAATCAGCAAAGAAAGAGCAGAACTATTATTTAATAATACCTTTGAAAATTTTGCTTTACAAGTAAAGCAGTTGGTATTTAAAAGTACATTAAATGACAATCAATTTAGTGCATTAGTTTCTTTTGCTTATAATGTTGGAATTGGTGCATTAAAATCCTCCACATTATTAAAGAAAGTAAAGGCTAATCCAAATGACAAAACTATTGCAAATGAGTTTGTAAAGTGGAACAAAGGAGGTGGAAAAGTACTTGCAGGATTAACATCAAGAAGAGCCAAAGAAAGTGATATTTATTTTAAAAAAATAGACGAATGAAAATAGAGAACTACATAGATTATATCGAACAGCCTATTAACTTAATACTGCATAACAAACCCACGATGATAGTAATTAGCGGAGCAATGAGCGTATTTTACGCTTTAACACACTTTATAGGCGATAGTATGATGTACTTAGCGACGATGTTAGCTATCAATATATCTTTTATTTGGTTGTATTTTATACTTTCATTTGCTGACTTATTCGCAGGTATTTATGTAAATGTTTTTGTTGGAAAGCAGAAGTTTGAAAGCTCAAAATTTTTAAAAAAGATACTACTAATCGGAATGGGTATCTTGATGTTAGGCGTTACGGTTGTATTGTCTTTTACGTTTCAAGATTACGACCATAAAGAAATAACAGGCTTAAAATATCTGTTAGATACTATTATCTTTTTGTTTGAAGGAGTTAAAATTACAATGATTATTTTCTTTGTGATATACGAATTAACGAGTCTTAAAGAAAAAGCAGAGAAAATGAAGTGGAATAGTCTTATAAATTTATTAAATGTATTTCTAATTCCATTTATCAAAATACAAAACTTTGTAAATAGAAAAATTGATAAAACATTAGAAGATGAAGAAAATAAGCAATAACATACAACAGCTAATAGCGTTTATTTTGCTATGTATTTTAATTTTCGGTTGTACGCCAAAAATAGAGCCTACAATTAAATATAAAACTAAGACTGATACAATATACCAAACTAAGATTGAAACTGTTTTAAAAACAAAATTTGATACTATTACAATAGTAGATAATGATACTTGCGAATTATACAAAATGTCGTTCAATTCTCTTCTTAATTATTACAATGAAGCACAAGATATTATTTCAATACAAAAGGATAGTATGGATTATTTACACGCCTTAAATCAAGTTATCAATTTACCAAAGAAAGTAAAGAAGAATAGTGTTATTACTGTAATTCAAGGAAATGACAACAAGTCAAATATTGACAAGTCAGAAACTAACCAAAAAGCAAAAGACAATAGTGCTATTGGTCAAGATAACCAATTAACCAAAACCACTAAAAAAAATAATTGGTGGTGGATATTCCTCGCAGGTGCGTTGAGCTGGTTTATCGTGCAAAATATTTTATTCAGAATTTTAAAAACATATTTTCCAATTTTTAAATTTTTACCATGATAACAAGTAAGCAAAATGCGTGGACTATCATCTCAAAGTTTGCACAGCTGGGGTTTAGCAGTTGATTTAAACCAGGCAACAAACCAATTAGGCAAAGAACCAACATTGTCTAAAGGCTTTGTAAAGTGTTTTACAGACGCAGGATTTGACTGGGGTGGAACATGGCAACGTAAAGATGGTATGCACTTTCAGCTTTCAAAATTCTAATCTTCTTCTTTTCATAATTTGTATTTAGTAGTTCGCAGTAATGCGAACTACTTTTATTTAAGGAAAATAGCAAATAACTTAAATAGTAATTTTCTTATTTAAGTTTCAGGTATAAAAGTACAATCAGCAATATTACTATCTGAAGCAGCAGATTTAGTAAAAAAAGCTGTAGCATAATTAAAAATTTATTAACATTTTTTATAAAATATTGATATTTAGTATTAAAAAAGCATTATATTTGCAGTAGTAAGTATACAAAAATAAACTAATTATATATATGACAAATGACATTAATGCATTAAATCTTTCTCAACAAAATGAGATTGAATTACAAAAAATTTATACAGAACTGGGCATTTCTGATATAAAATTTATGCTAAACCCAAGTAATTCTGTAAGTTTTGATATGTGTGTTGAACACACATTGGAAATGCTTAAGGATTATAAATCTGAGTCTGATAGTAATACTTTATGCGTTCAAAATTCCGCATTCCGTGAAATTAAAGACAATAATCAATAATCCATATAACATATAATATATAATATATAATATATGGATATTAGCCTTACTGATGTTGTTACATATACAAAAGCCATACAAAATTTAAATAAGAATTTTATTACGACTATAAACTACGACTTGTCTTCTTTATCTTGTATTGATTTTGATCCAATTAATCATAAAAAAAATTTGCACTTCCGCCACCATTTTGGCAACACTATGTTAGCGGTATGTGCCTTGTTAAACTAATTAAATTTAAACAAATGATAAATACACATTACAGAGCAAAGTCAAACGGATTATGGGTTTATGGCGACTTATACAATAATTGTGATAGAGGCGTAAACCAAAACTTCATAGTAAGAGATAATGAAGAACTTGGAACTGGCGACCATATTTTAATAGATAGTTATACTACTGGAATATCCATT